CTAACAGTTCCTACTACCAAGCCTGTAACGGACTTTCACCGTCAAGTTGTTGCCCATGCCAGGCGCACCAAAAAAACCGTCTTTTGAAAGACGGTTTGCTGCTTTTTCAGGATGCACTTTATTGTGACATTCTAAACAAAGCGATTCTAAATTATCTAATTTTAATGCTTTATTAAAGTCTTTAGTTATAGGAATAATATGATGTACAATAACTGCAGGTTTTGGACGAATTTTACCTAATCTTACACATCTTCTACACAAATAATTATCTCTATCTAGTGCTATTGCTCTAAGGTTTAGCCAATCTTTCTTACGATAAAACCAATCATATTGTTGTTCATTTCTTTTACTCATACATTAACTCCAAATTATCTTTCTTATATATGTATTAAATGAAAGACAAAATTAATTAAAATATTTGTCATGACAATGTTGTTCTTGAGTATTCCTATTCGCCTCAACAATAAAGTCTTTATTTATCTCATCTAATCTAGATTTAATCTTTATTTTGTTGTCAAAATCATATTTCATTGAAACATTTTGTATAGAAATAAATATATCTTCATTATAATAATTGTCGTATAAGTCATAATACTCAAAGGTTAATTTAATCATTGGCTCTTTAATTTCATACGGGCTTAAATGATATATTCTATAATTAAATATGTACATATCACTTAAATTAAAAGGTAATTAAAAATAATCTTTATTATTAATAAATCTGAATTTTTTAATTGAATATTTTTTATTAGAATTTACTTTAAATCTATACGTTCCTTTTTCAGGTTCACCTGATATGTATGCAATACCATATTTTCTATCTTCTTTAATAAATTGAAATTTATGATTTAAAGGGTAGTATGATACACCATTTACTTGATTTAAATATTTTAGTGCATCAATATGTGAATATGTTATTGTGACATTTTTAGCAATACCATTTCCGATATTTCTGAATCTTAAAAAAGACTTGTAAAAATAATCATTTTTAAAATCATTTAAAACATTATCATTATAACTATCTGAATCTTTGTAAATCCAATTCTTTTTTATATAGTTTTTATTATAACCTTTAAATTCGTAATATATCTCTAGTGGCTGAAACACAAAAGCTGGTTGATTATTTTTAGCATCTTCTTCTAATCTGTCTTTATGCATATTCATTTGGAATTCTCTTGTCTTATAAAAAATATATAGTACACCTAAAAAACTAATTATTGCACTTAAAATTGACCACATTGTTATCTCTCCATTTAAGTTTTATTAATTTAAATTAATAAACAAATTATTTGGTAACTCTGTTTTAATTTTTGTATTAGCTCTTTCCAAATATTTTTGGATAGTACCTTTTTTCACTTGCAATAAATTAGCTGTTTGGGTAAAGCTTAAACCTTCACACTTTACCATTAAAAAACATTCCAATTCTATTTTACTTAGTTTCCTTAATGAATAACTAATAGGTTTATTCATATCAAATATAACATCTTTATACTCAATATTAGATATTTTTTATACATAGATTCATCACAAGCTTTTTCTAAAACTTGTTGATCTACTAAATAACATTGAGATTTATCAATAGCATTATAGTTTCCAGGTTCATGTCCATTATTTAACCATTCGATAATGTAATCAATATCTTTTAACATATCTTTATAAATAGATAAATCATCTATTTCATCTGTATTAATTTGTTCCAGTTCTTCGATTTTATTAAGTACGTTTAACCTGGTCTTTCTATACTCTATTAATAAATCTCTCATGTTGTCGTTTTCTCCTGATGTTTTAATTCTTAAATTGATTCACTGTCTTCAAATTGCTTCTTAACTTTAATTTTCAAATCAATAATTTCTAATAACATAACGAATATTAAAATTGGTAAAACTAAATTTAATTTCTCAAATAAAATTAAAAATGTAAATAAAAATGTTATTCCAAAACTTAAAATAATTCCTAATATAAGTTTTAAATAATAAATAGTAACTATAGACATTAAGTAAAATATACTAATACATATAGCTAAACTAATTAATGTGATTATTGTTGTCATTTAAAAGCACCTCCCTATATTTTTCATTTTCACGATTAAGTGAACGCATTAAGCTTTCGATTAGTTTCACATTGTGACTCATAGTTAATGTTTTTCTTCTAGCTTTTCTTATAACACCCTCGTTTATAATTAGTAAGCCTATCCCCGACCATAAATGCATTGACAATAAATCAGTATCTTTAACTTCATCGTATAATTTTCTAGGTAGGACGATATAATTGTAATGACCTACAAAAGATAATTTAGCTTTACTCTTCAAATCAGATTTAGTTACTTTAATCTCATAGGCTTTAAATATATTCTTGGTATCATAAGTTAAGAAATCTACTATTTCTCTTCCTTTTTAGTAGGTCAAGCCCAATTGTAACTTCATGACAACCATATGTTCCTAATTTATTTACTACTAAAGATTCGTATAAATATTGTTCTGCTTTTACTGTTTCTAGTGTTTTCACTTTTCTAACACATTCCTCACTCGTGTAGATAAGTATGCATTACAAGTCTGATTCTTTGACGAATTTCCCATCAATCATTCTTCCTTTTCTGTCTTTGATTTCGTCGTAAGCAAGTTGCACACAAGAAATTAAATCTGTGTCATATTCTTTTGCTGTTTCCTCTAACATGCCAATCACATTTGACAAGTAAGATTGTAACTGTGCGAATAAATTGCCATTTGTTGGTTCTTCCTCGATGAATTTAGTTAGACTATTACCCACATAATTTAATGACTTTATATAACAAATAGTTGACGTGTCATAATCTCCAAAACTCATTAATCTAATAGCAATTTCAATATTCCCTTTAATTTGCTGCATCATAATTGTAATAACCACAAACATATCGCCTATACTATCTTTAATAGTTCGTATATCTTGTTTATTTAAGCCTTTTACTAATTCACCGTATTCTTCAATCAATTTATCAAATTGTTTTATTGAATTTGCTGTATTTAAATTACGTTCAGTACTCCATCGCTCTATCTTTTTAGTTAATTCTTGTAATTGATTAGTCATTATATTTCCTCCACTTTTACAATTTCGATAGCTACATCTTCAAATGCATAACGTTTATTCATACGTTCTATGATTTTCAGTTTAGCTTCTCCTTTATCTGCAGCTCTTAGATGATAAACAGGTTTGTAGATTACATGCCCATCAACTTGAGATTTAACTACAAAACTAACTTTATAAGGTGTCATTCTGATTCCTCCAGTAAATATGGTGTTTCGTAAATGTTGCCTAATACCTTAAATTCATATGAAAAATCATCATTAATATTGTCTAAATTTTCCATATGACTAAATCTAATTTTAAATGAATCATAAAATCTTCCCTTACACTTTAACTCATACCATTTCTTGGAAAGATTTCTTCTCTTATTAGTTCCTATTCTCCAAATTTTTGTATCACACCAATGCACCATCTTTATATACACAAATAAATTCTTGAGTCTTTTTGTCGTAATAATGAATTGTAGAATCTCGAATTAGTTCATCTAAACTTTACGTTTGATTTTTTCCAATTTAAATCCTCTATACTAGAAACCTAAGTTCTTGATTTTTATATTTTAAATTTCAAGTTTACTTTGATGTGGTATTTTATTCATTACATCACTTCAAATATACTCAATTGTTCTACATTTTCATTTTTATGCTGAATAGAATAATTTCCTATAAATCCTGCCAATCCAATAAATTCATTCTTTTTATTATATAATTTAAAGATATCAACATTACTTGTTTCATGTTTGTAAAAATTAATTTTACTAATATTTTGTTTACCTACTTCGATTAATTTCTTTTCATTCCAAACTTTTTCAATCAATTAACTAACCTCGTTAAACTTTTTAGAGTAAATTTACATAACTCTAGATAATATCTACTTTTTTTAACTTTTTGCATATATTTCTTCAAATGTGATTTCTCTTGTAATTTTCTTTCTTCTATCTCTTTTTTATAACTTATACGCTGCTGCTTTAACAATTGATTTTTGTTTTCTTATAGTTAACATTTTGTCAAAATCTTTTCTAGACATTCGTTTCGGTTGATTCACAATATAAAATCTCGACCAACCGTTTTTAAATCTATTAACAATTATTGATCTTGTAATACCAAGCTGTTTCATCTTTTTCACTTCGTCGTTATTAAATATAAGTTCATGTTCTCCAATTTTCGCTTTGTATGGCTCTTTATTCAAATACTAATCTCCCCAATATTCTTTCATTTCTCTTAAAAATTTAGCTCTATCTTCTTCAAAATTTTCATCAATATCATCAATAGTTGCAGCATCAAAATCTTTCTCATTAAGTAACCATTTGGGAGTCTTTTCTCTCGAATGAATGCTTATTACATTTCTTTTTGATTTTGCTTTTTTATTATTTTCATAATGTTCAACCGCTTCTAAATCACACAGATTATTACTATTCCATTCTTTTAAAAGATACTCTACTAATCTAAAACTTGGACTATTGCAATATGCAGCTTTTTGAATAGCATATTCAACTAAATCAAAACCATAGGACTCTACATGATTAATCAATTTATCTTTGATCATTTCGCTAATATTTTGGTTTATATATTTCGATTATAAGTTAACTATTTTTCGTTTGTCGTCGTCACTCTTTACAACAACATTATTATCATTATTTACATTGTTTATATTATTGTTTGTTCCGTTTTGATTCTTATTTGAATCTTTTTCGTGTCTTTTATTTGTCTTTTTAGTGTCCTTTTTCACAGTAATCATTTCATCTTTTTCTAATAAATTTAAAAAATTATCTACTTTAGTTTTAGACCAATTCCAACGATCTGATAACTGTCTTAGAGAGGTCATTTTTTGCCCTCTTTTAATAACAATTAATTCATTGTTAATTACTACTTTTTGATCTGTATGGTTAACAGATAATAAAATATCTATCCACGCTTCAAATTTTGAAAATTTACGTTTCTCTTCGAATAGCCAATGTCTTTGAATAGATCTATGTAAACTTATCCAACCTGTCATTACTTAGCACCTCTTTTAAAACGGTAAATCATCATCTTGTAAATCTATAGAACCATAAATATTTGTAAATGGATTATTATTTACTGGACGACTATATTTTGATTGTTTTGAATTTGTATTTTTCTTTTCTTGTGATGAGTGACTACTATTTTTATTTTCTAAAAATTTAATTTCTTCAACAATTACTTCTGTAACGTAAATTTGTTTATTCTCTTTATTCGTATAGCTACGTGTTTGTATACGTCCTTTAATTGCTATTTGCTGTCCTGTTTTTAAATATGTAGCGACGTTTTCGTCATGTTTTCTAAAAGTTATGCAATTAATAAAATCAGCTTGAGTTTGGCCATTTTCATTTTTATAGTTTCTATTTACTGCCAAATTAAACTTTGCTACAGCAATTTCTTTTTGAGTATGTAGTAATTCAGGATCACATGTTAAGCGACCAATTAATATTGTCAAATTCACTTTTTATCACTCCTATGCGCCTTTTTTAACTAAGATTTGACCACGCATAACTGCGATAATATAATTTTTCATTCTTTCATGGGATTCAGGATATATTTCAAAAATTTGAAGTAATTTATTATTGGTTTTATATCTATCGTGGTAGTGTAAGAAATTAATAATAATTTCTTTTCGAGGCGTTCTTTCAATTTCAAGTATACAAGTTTGATTTGATTTCTTTAATTCTTCAAAAAGTTCTTGATATAGTTCATACATGTCTTGTTTTGAATTGTTTGTCATTGCTGTTGTCATCCGTTGTGATATAATTCAAGTGTGTTATTTTTTAATTACTTATTGCTAATTGCCGTTAGCAGTCAGTTTTTTTATTTATAATTTTATGTTCTAGATATAAATATAGTGCTATTCCAATAAAACAACTTATACCTATAGCAGTAGTAAAATATATACCTATAAGCATAAATACAAATGATAAAATCAATGTTAAAAAATATGCTACAAAAAATAGAATTTCACTTTTACTTATAATAATCACCTCCAAAATTAATTTCCTAAATATACGTTGTAAACCGCTTATTTTATAATCAAATTATCTGTATAATAAAGTTATCGCAACTGCGATGAAATGGGGTGTATATATATGTGTTGGGAAAAATTTATAGATATTATAAATATAGTCGTACCATTTTTGACAGTGTTAATCTCATTTTTATTAGGTTCATATACTTCGAGAAAGAACTTTAATAATAGTTTTAAAAAAGATACACTTTTAAAATTTCATAATGAAGTACTATATTTATGTTATAGTCTACCTAACCAAGAAAAGATTGATTACCAGGAAATTCTCTCTTTTTATGGAGAAGATATGTTTTCCAAAGTTATTTCTAAAAATTTAATATATATGGATAAATCTAGAGTTGAATCTTGGTCAAAATTTAATTACTGTTTACAGGTAAGAAAAGATCCATCTATTCCTATTAGTATTAAGGATAAATTTTTAAAGCCGTTACTCAACTACTATTCTGCACAAATTATCCTTCAAACATTAGAAGAGTCAAAATCAATAGAAGATGAATTAAAGCTATTTGAAATATCAAAACATCTACTATCAAAAACCTCTAAATTAACATTTTATAGGGATAAGTTACCACCATTTGAGGAATTTGAAGAAAATAATTACACACACCTATTCCCCAAAACATAATTTATTTTATCTACTGCATTCCTAATCTCTTCCGCCAAGATAAGGATTAGGAGTGCTACTTTTAATATTTTAATTATTTCCATTACACACCTCTTAAATCACTAAAATTAACTAGTTTATTATTCTCATTTTTTAATTTTCCTTGCTCATGCTTCAACTTTTCAACATATTTAATCAATTCATCTTTATCTTTAAATTTTTCTAATAATGATTTGTCATTTAATAACTGTTTGATCATGTACTTTTCTCCTTTTAAAATTTATGAACTAAGTCTATTAATAACTGTTTGATATGCGTCTAAAACTTGAGGATAAAGATATAAAACTCGTGTACCTAAACGTCAAGTAACTTCAACTATTTCAGGTTCACAAACAATTTTATTTTGCAATGTTGATTGACTTAATCTAGTAATTTTAACTAAGTCTTTAATGTCTACAGTAGCAACTTGTCTATTATATTTGCTTAAAATTTCATCAAATTTACTTTGTAGTAAGTTATTAATTGTTTCTTCATCAAGTTGAATATTCAACACATTTAACACCTCCTTAGTTGTTATTTTCGAAACTTATATTTTAAAAAATATCGTCTATCTTTATATCTAAAAGTTCAGCTAATTTTTTAGCTTCACCCGTTTTAAAATCTCTTACATTAATTTTAATGTTAAGTAATGAACGATTCATTCCAATTTTTTCAGCTATATCTTTTTGTTTAAAACCCTTTTTAATTATAATGGCTTTAACTTTATTATATGGTTTTGCTTTAATAGTATTTGTCATCAACTTCCTCCTATGTTTCGAAAGCAATAACTCATCTATAATTTATACTATTGATGTTTCGAAGTCAATTACTTTTTAAAATTTAATGTTGTTTTTTCGAAACTTTTTATTTATAATTTAATTATCAAATATTAATTGGAGTGATTTTGTGGGAATTGGTGAAGGCATTAGAAATATGCGCAAAAAAAATAAACTTACAATGGAGCAATTAGCAAAAAATTTGAATACTAGATTTCCTCATAACTCTAATTTTACCAAGAGTAAAATATCAAAATGGGAAAATGAAAAAGAAGAACCAAGATTAAGTTCAGCCAAACAAATAGCTGATTACTTCAATGTTCCACTTGATAGACTGTACAATAATGATAATTCAACAAAAACACAAAACCAATCCAATAAAGATAAAATTGCTGCTCATGTAAGCGAAGATGTTACAGAAGCTGAAATGAAAGAAATAATTAATTATCTCAACTATGTGAAAAGCAAAAGAAATAAATATATAAGCGATAAATAAAGAAAGACGATAATTAAACTAATCATTCATTAGTATTATTACGTCTTTCTTTTTTTATATAAATTATGCATAATTTCATTTTTTATTATAGGAGCTGATCTAAAAACAAAGAATAATTAGCAATTCCAAAAAATTTAATAAAGGAGTGATAATTATGCATCAACATAAGGAGTTGATAAATAATCACATAGCTTTAAATGTATTTTTTATAAAAATGTCTGATGGCTTAAATTGTTTTATAGAAGATAACAAACTATATATAAATAATCGTTTAAGGAATTCATTAATAATACGAGAAAGAATAGATTATCAATATTCTCAAGTTAATATTCGACAAAAATCAAAAACTAATAATTTTAATACATTAATCCCATTTAAAATATTAAAAGAACATTTAACTAATGTTGATCATATATCAGTAATTGAACTTGCTGCTTTCTTAAAATTTGACTCTTCCTTTTTACTTCTAAATCTAATCTACTACAAACAATTATATCCTCATGATTCCATTTTTAAAAAATTACATTTCTAAATATTAAAATTAAAACAATGATAATAAGGAGTGATTTTATTGACAAGTAAATATAACTAGAAAATGCACTTTTCCAAATGGAATATTTTTAAAGTCCTAATTTAAATAATACTGATATTGAAAACTAATTCAAAAAATATTTGATATATAAGTATTTATGAAAAGATTAATAAATGTACGAAAATACTTAATTATTCATTATTGGAGGATATTTACATGCAACAAGAATCAACAAAATGGTACAAAAAAAATTGGCTTATTATATTATCTTTAATCTTTTTATGGCCACTAGGTTTATTTTTAATGTGGAAAAACACAAAATGGAAAACATGGGCTAAAATTACAATTTCTATTGTCGTAATTTTAATTAATATTTTTAACCTCGATATGTTCTCAGATGATATTACTAATAATAACGAAAAACATGTTAAACAAGATAAAAATCAAAATGTAAATACACAAAGTACAAAGAATAATAATAACGAAAAAAATGATCCATCTTCAAATAAAAACAATATGACGGAAACTAAATATAATTCTTCTGATACTACTGATAATATTAATCAAACGAGTGCGACTCGTGATCAACGTGCTGCTCTAAATTCAGCAGAATCATATTCTAAACATATGCATTTATCAAAAAAAGGTATATATAGACAGTTAACTTCTGAATATGGAGAAAAATTTTCTCCTGAAGATGCACAATATGCAATCGATCATTTAAAAGCAGATTATAATACCAATGCATTAGAAAATGCTAAAAATATGGATATGTCTACAAATCAAATTTATGATCAATTAATTTCTGAATATGGAGAACAATTCACTCCTTCTGAAGCAAAATATGCAATTGACCACTTAGATAAATAATTCAAACGGGCAGAACCCCTGCCCTATTTATTTAACTTATTGAGGGAGTGATTAATATGGAATCAATTAGAAAAAGAGGAAATAAATATCAAGTTAGAGTTAATTATTATGATTTATATACGCACAAAAGAAAACCAATAACTAAAACTTTTAATACTAAAGCAGAAGCTAGAAAATGGGCAGCAAAAGTAGAGTCTGACACAGATAATTTTATATTACTTGATAACCAGTCCACACTAGAAGCATGGATTGATATATATTTATCTACTTATAGATTAAATAATATAGCAAATAGTACATATCAAAATGAAGTATATACGAAGAAGAGAATAATAAAATTTTTAAAGAAAGTTTATATTAAAGATATTACTCCAATGATGTATCAACAATTTCTAAATTGGATGAATACAGAAAATTATTCTAAAAGTACCGCAAAACAAACCAGATTACTACTCCATAATGTTTTTGAAAAAGCTAAATTACAAGGAGCAACATCCAGTAATCCTTGTTTAGTGTGTAATTTACCTAACTATAAACTGCCTAAGAAAATAGAATGGTTAGAAGCACATGAAGTTAAAGATTTTTTAAATCTCATTAAAAAAAGAAATATATATCAATATTTTGTTTGCTATACTGCAATTGAATTAGGTTGTAGAGTAGGAGAAGTTTTAGCGTTAAAAATATCTGATTATGATTTAAAAAAACAAACAGTGCATATCTGTAAATCTTACGATCAAAAAAGAGATGTTTTTGGTAAAACTAAAAATAAAGAAAACAGAACAGTGGATTTCAGTACACAATATAAAAATATTGTCATTAATTTTTTAAATCTCCAAAATACAAATAAGATATTAAATAAAGAAGTATATAATAACGAATATGATTTATTACACGTAGATGAATTTGGAAAAGTAATAGCGTTATCTTCTTTATACAATAGTATTACTTACATAGGTAAAAAGTATTTCAAAAAAAGTTTATCAATGCATAAATTAAGACACACACATGCTTCATTATTATTAGAAGATGGAGCTGAAATGAAATATATACAAAATCGCTTAGGTCATTCTTCAGATAAAATCACTTCAGAAGTTTATGTACATATGACGGATAAAATGCGTCAAAGAGAGAAAGATAAATATCAAAAATACTTTGATATTATTTTTAATGAAAGAGGTGGACAATAAGTAGTGGACAGTAATTTAGTCACATTTAACCATCTAAAGCTTTGTCCACCTATCCACAAAAAAGAGCTAAAGCAAATTGCTCTAGCCCTTGATATTACTGATTCCCCATCATTGTTTAGCGTATTAATATTGCTTCATGTACTGATCTCTTTCCCATTCAGATACTTGAGTTCTGTTCTCAAAAAATAGAGTTTTATTGTATTATGTGATGGTAAAATCCCATGATTACGGCTTTTATCTTCATATGTTATTTAATGAATTTTTTATTTTGTTGCCCATTTTGTTGCCCAATTTAGACATTTTTAAAAACTGGGCAACTAATAAGGCTCTATCCCTTATGTATCAAGAGATAGAGCCTTGTTTTTTAATCTTCATTCATTATTTCTAATTGTTTTTGATAATTATAGAGTTTTTCCGCTGTTTCTAAAGTTAAATTTTTTAATGAATTTTTATCATTTTTCAGTCTATTTCAATCGTATGTTTATGTACCCATCCATTAATTTTTGGATTAACGTTCTCTTTTTAACACCACCCATAACAATATGATTATTAAGCTCCATGCAATAAATCCGGATACAAATTTTTTTGGTTGATTTTCTGATTTTTACATTCATAAATTTTTAGCACATTTTTATTTATCTTCTTCTTTTTCAAGCGATCTTTGATACTCGTACAACTTAATTATTGTTCTGAATCTAGCATCTGATAAAGAAGCTTTTCCATTCCTTAAATCTTGAACAGTTTGATATGGTAATCCGGAATTTTTAGCAATTTTATAGCCTGTTTCTTTTTCGAACAACTTTTCTATTGATTCAATTATTTCTTTAATTGGTGTCATTTTTATCCCTCTTCCATAAATTGATAAGCAGTAACGTAGTAAGCAGTGCAACAACACCTTTACTTATATCGTTACCTAAAAATACGTTTATCCAAATAAGAATGATTAAAATAATGTAAATTGTTTTCATAGTATTTTAGTGTTAGAATTTATATATAGACAGCCCTTTCGGGCTTGTCTAGTTACTTATCGTCTTTTATCAATGTTTTGGCTACCGCAATTGCTGACACTGTATAAAAGGCGATTTCTACTATAGTTTTAAAATTCTCTAACACTATTTTATCCTCCTCTCAACTGGTATACTTTATTTTAACACAGTTAAACGTGATATACAACACTTTTTATAAACTTTTTTCGTTTTTTTGCATAAAAAATAACCGCATCAATTAAGATACGGCCTTTTTTTATTCTCATTCTGAATGTCTAGATGTTGCTTTAAGTATATTTGCCACTATACTACTAAGAGATAGCGATCCTATTACCCCAGCAGTCCATGGTTGACCCATTACACCTAAAATTACTGCACCTGTTATACCAGATACCGAAACTACCATACTACTTATAACACCTATAATTGTTAATTTATCATTACTTTTATAAAAGTTTTCTTGTTCTTTTTTATTTATATCAATACGGTTTTTCTGCTCGTTTTCAGCCATCCTTAAAATTCTATCCCCAGCACCAGGTAAAACTTTTTCATATGCTTCAAATTCTTTTGCATCTGGTAGAGGACTTTTTTTAGTTATAGAAAGTTTTCGCATAATTACTTTACGTTCTTCTGGATTCGCTTCATTCACTATTCTATTTAATACTTCTGCATCTTTTTTTGACAGTTCGTCTACCTTATTATCTTCCATCATACATTAATACTCTTTGGTCATATTTATTCATTGCTTTATTTAAATCGTCTCCTAATTTGTGCCAATCATTACTAAGCTCTTCTGAGTCAATTTTAGAATCAATAAAATCACGATGATAACGATTTTTATTTTTTCCAATGTTTGCATTCAAATCTCCAGAAATTAGATATGCTTGTGTTAATTCTTTAATTATTCTATGCATAACAATCTCCTCCTTAAATTTCATTATACATTACCCAGATTGTATTTTGTAAAGCAATTTACCAAAATCTCTCTAAATTCAAAGGTTTAGGTTTCATTCTCCACCTCAAAAAAATACCCCCACGTCAGAACTTGTCTGCCTAAAAAGGAGTGGGGGCGTAGTCGTTATACTCAAAAAATAATCTATAATTTTTTGAATGTCAATCTGAAAATAATCACTCTTAAATATTATAGCTGGTTTGACATAGTTGGATAATCAATGACTTTTTCTTACAAATTCAATGTATAGCGGAATTGGTTACCTGAAAAGCAGTAATATTACAATACCTTTTTAGCATATTCATATAATTTTTCAGTTGTCTTCAAAGTTAAATTATCTATTTCCCTTTTACCTAGCCTCACTTGTGATATTACATATTGTGAAACTCCTGTTTCTTTAGAAATTTTGTAGCCGGTAATGTCACTATCAAAAAGTTTCTTTATCTGTTTCTTATATTCACTCATATTATCTACGTCCATTCTTTTTATTTAAATAGTAAAAATGTGTTTTTCTTCCGATAATCAATAACAATGGTAGGCTTAAAATAAATAAAGATAAATACATTTGACCTGTCATGATTGAAACACCCCAAATAATGTTATAATATATAAGTGTAAGGAGGAGCCCCAAGGCTCCAAACATAATTTAACTTTTGTCTTTTTGCTTTCGGTCTAAGTAACCGAGATGCCATTTTCTAAGTTGTTTTAACACTTCAGGAATTATCAGTACTGCCAATACTGGATTTTCTAGAAGTGTTTTTATTATGTCTAGCATGAGGCTCTCACCTCCTTACCATAATTTGTAAGCCATTAACTAACTTACATATATAATTATAATGCACAAACGTTTAGTATTCAAGTGTTTTTTCAGAAAATTACAAATTTTATTCCAACTACAACGCAACATATTTGAAGCACCAACAAATTATCAATTTACATAAAAAAAGGCAGCCATTTCTGACTGCCTTTGATTTAATCTTTATATTCTTCATCTACTTCAATCGTGTGTTTATGTACCCACCCATTATTACTTGGCGAATAAGTTCTACACCAAATATTGCCTTGTGGGTCTTGAATTTCTTCATAAATATATACAACCGAACCCGCTTCAAGCACATCTTTTTCGTATGCAAAACTATAGTTATCAAAGCTATTGCCTGCACGTTGACGTAATGAAGCATCGTACTTAATTATACCTCTGTAATATGGTTCTTCTGACCAAACTTTAATGCGTTGACATCCTACTGGTTTCTTTTCAACGATATCATCATCACTTGGTTGATTTCCAACTTCATTTGTATCAACCTCATCTACACCATCAATATAACGTTGTACTAAGTTATCAATTACCTCGATATCATCTCGAGCATAACCACATGCCTGTAATGCGTTACCTGGGTCACGCTTATCAGCTTGAATGTCCTGATGACCTGGACATTTATGCCAATGATCAATCCCCCATGAATCTACTAAAGTAGCAAATACTCTTGCGAAATTATCTAATGCTTTTAATGAACGCTCTCTATCATCTTCGAAGTAACATAATTCGCCACCAAATGCTGCATCATTTGCATCGTCACCAAAGTAATAATTATCTGTCGGTGTATCATATAACACATGCCATGCCTTTTCGTCTAATGGTACACAAATAATACATTCTTTATCATCTACAAAGAAATGCGCAGATGCTGTTGAGGCCCAATCTTGTAAGTAGGTACTTTTGTAATAATTCACATTTTGTTGTGCAGTACTTCCCGGATTCCCCGTATCATGATATACCGCAAAAATTGGCTTTCCTGTATCCAAAGCTTGTCCAGTTCGTCTTGTTCCATATGGAATAAAGTCAGTATAAACGTCGACACCATTCCAATTACCTAAATATGACTTTGCCATAAATATCACTCCTTAAATTTTGACATAAAAAATACGACTTACTTAGTCGCTTTGTTTTCGTTATTTACTTTTCATTTTGATTTTCAATTACGCCTAAACGCTTTTTTAAAACATCTGGAATTGGTACACCAATAATTGCACAATTTTCGACAATGCTCGTGGATTCAGCAATAATTAAAAAGATTACTGAACTATTCACTAAAATACCATCTAATCTAAATACAATATCTAATGTATTCGCTACTAAAACTACACATAAATAAGCGATTTTCTTAATATATCCTGAAATTGCTTTATGACTCCATAATTTTCCTTCTGAAAATGCTTTTAAAACTCCAGTAATAATATCAATAAATATCATAATTAAAAGTAAATCAATAAATACTGAATTTCCTGAATAAATTAAACTCATAAAATCATCAACTTCAACATTAAAATCTTTAACTTTATCCATTATATCCACCTTCTAATAAATTCCATATACAGCTGTAATGGAAGCTTCTGAATCAACTGCATTATCATTATCTGTTGCCATTTGCGTTTTGTATAGGCTCAAATGAGTATCATCTTGAACTAAAATACCAATCTCTTCCAAATTACCATTTTTCAAATTCCCTTGTGATAACCTTAAACCACTTTGATTCAAATAGATACGTTCATTATTCGCTGGCACTGATACAAATCGTGTTGCATTTTTATCTGTGTAAAAACTTATGTTAATAATTAATTTCAAATAATTGTGTACGTTATCTCTTAGTTCGATAACACTACCTTTCTTAGCAGTACCTTCCCACAATAATATTGGTTGTGACGAACGCCATCTTTGATGCAGTTGGCCTTGCCATTTTTCAATCGAAATATCCGCGCCTAATATTGTAAACATACCATTATCTGGGTCTTTCATTATAGCCTCAATATATCCATTTGCATTGTTATCATTGCGAACAGGAATATTTCTTGTTGAACTATCAAACCAATAAATACCACTTTCGCTAATATTATTAACATCATCTAAAACATTTGAGTTTACTTGTAGACCGGATCTTGATGTTGAATTAATTAAATTTTCTAAAGCAACTAATTTTTTCTGATGGGAAAGTTGCATTGATTTCAAACTAGTATAGGCATGATTATAACCATCAATAAATGACATACCATGTTCGTCATTTTCAGTATATATATTCATACTATTTTTCAATTGTTGAAATTTAGTTTCAAGGTTTTCGATAGCCTGCGTTCTATCATTGATAACCGTATTTTTATATTCATTAAATTCTTCAACATTAATCCATTGTTTAGTTAAAGCAACTTGATTAAGTGCATTAATGCTCTTTTGAATAGCATCGGCAGCATCAAAATATGCATCAATCTTTGTTTCTAGTGGCTCAATGATATTTAATTTGTCACTGACAAACGCATCAAAATCATGTTTCAATTTAGCTATGAGTTGTTCTACTTCAGTAATGTAATCCGTAGAATTAATATTCAATTCAACTTTATTTTTCTTGATTTTAATTTTAAATTCGAGAGTACTATCCGCTTGTTCATCACGCATTAATTTGAAAAATGCTTGTTCATATTCACCATCAGCGCTAAAAGCTTGCCTTGGAAATACATATCTAAATTCACCGTTTTTTGCATCTAAAATAGTAGCGCCAGATTTGTCTATAATTCTAGTTCCATCTGGTTTAATCCCCTCAAAAATGACAGATAGACCTTCAATATTATAACGTGTACCATTACTAACCAAAGTAACCGTAACCGCTTTTAAAGCACCATCACCAACACGACCAACAACCAATTGCTGATTCGCTTGATCTTCAAATTGCTTAGTAATATCAAAAAATAAATCTTGATTTGCCATGAATATCACGCTCCTTCATTATCCGTAACACCAATAAAAATTTTTAACTAGTTCATATGCATATATTTCGTGTATCTTTTCATTTGGATGCAATCCGTCAACCATATTAAACCTTCTAAATCCAGGATTATACGGTTCGATAACATTAGTATGATAAGCATCATATACTGGTACATTTAATTCATTACAAGCAATAACTTGTGCATTTACATAATCTTCTAAGTTTAAGCCAAGTGTGTTATGATCAGTGTCTTTTCGTCGAATAACTCCATTCTCATTCACTGGACATTGACGTGTTGCAGTCATAACTAGTATTTTGGCTAGCGGAAAACTATTCTTTAAATATTGTATTGTTTGGTAAAACCCACCATAGAATTCATTGACGTTAGTTTTATCTGTTCCAATTGGAATTCCATTTCTTACAAGCCAATCATCATCAGTACCTTGAACAATAATTAGATCAGCATTACGTATTTTTCTAGCTTGTCTATAAATGCTATCAGCATCGACATCAGACATTGTGGCACCACCAATTGCAAAATTTTGAACATTTGCTTCAATACGTTGAGCTATAATGTTGCCAAAATTCGTATTAGCATGTGAACCTCTGGCGACAGAGTCACCAATAACAGCTATATTACTTATTTGATGAATATTGTTAGACTTTCTGAAATAATCTGTAACAATAGTTCCATTAGACGTCACAACTGTTAAATCAGACGCATTAACTTTTGTTTCGTTTCTAAAATACTGATATTCGGCAGCAATACGCTCATCTAATGAAGGATGCGAAACACCTTTACTATCAACTTTTGCTTTTACATACTCATCCGTTATACGCATTGGCGATTCTTCTGGCATTACAATCGCTCTAATCTCTCTTTTTAGCTCATCAAATTTGTTATCAATCTTTGTCCCAACTTGCTTCATTATCTCTTTAACATTTGTAGCATTCATATTCGTTATCTCTTTGAAATTTTCCTCAATATCCTTTTTAAATTCTTTAAAAACTGGAGACAAGTTAATTTTCATAAATATCACTCCCATTTTTTAGTATTCATAAATATCTTGTAAAATCACTTTATCAGTATTGAACTCTTCGTTTTCATTTTCATCTATACCAACAATACTTTGATTTGAAACTATAGATGTTTTATTTATATGCTGATTTTGTCCAATAGGAATACTGTGTATGCACTTAATGACTTCACTATTAGTAAATAATTTTTTCGAGATAAATTGTTGATTTAGAGTATCTGTCGTTAAATGCTTCCAAACTAAAATAAGCCCATTTCTTAAATCAGAAATAGGTTTAGTCAAATGAATCAAATCGTGTTGATTTAAATTCACATTTAAATTTTCAATTTGAAGATAAGTATTTTCCTTATTAAATAATAAATCTAACTTCTTTTTATCATACTTTGACATTAAGCCGTCTTGATTATGTGTTGCTTTTACTATTAAATCAGGGTTTATACCTTCACTAGTTAGCGCTTTTATTTTGTTGTTACCACCATCACGACTAATCGCTATGCCATTTTTCGAGAAAATAACCTTATTCAAACCACTTACACTTTGAATACCATCACTATCAAATTGCAGAGATTGCTTTACATCAGAAAATTGATTAAGTAATAATTTTAATAATCCAAAATCACCATTACTTACATGTTGTTGTGTCGCTAATTTTTCTACATTTTCAATACTTGAGATGCTATTATTAATTTGAGAGCGGTATCTATCTCTCTTTTTATAGTCACCCAATGTAACTTCCTGTTTCACAATAACATTTTGCTCATCACGTACAGTTTTCACTTCAACTATTCGAATATTATCAAATATATTTAATGCATTATCTTTCACCGGAACTACATCACCTACTTGAGCAACTGCATGATTAAAGTATTCATTTTTCAAATATAGAAAATCTAAAGTTAGTGATTGCTTTAAAGAATTGTCAACTACATGTTTCATCTTTTCCAACAACACATTTTCATCTTTCACACGACCATCTTTAATTGCAGGCGCTTCAAAATAACCTACTGTTGTAGCTAATGGATGTGTATATTCAAGCTTTAATTTCGCATCTCTTATAGCACTATTTTCAGGAAAATCTCCGTAGCCATGAATTCTTGTGAAAAATTGATTTGCATCTTCTTCAAGCTTAAAATTTAATGCATTCATACCATTATGAATAAAATAATCGGCCACATCCTCTACCCGTTTATTAATATAAAACGCCTGATAATTAGGATTAAAATAAAATTCCATACCATATCGTTCTAATCCTTTTTTCAACGTATTAAATGCTGAGTCTCCATTTCCTGCATGTTCCCACCTTACTGAGTCTGCCTTTGATTCAATAATAAAATGGTACTTGCTATTTTTTCAATCGTTTTAAAGTATTCAAAAGGTGTATAACTACCTGTGATATCATCAAATACCATTTCAGACTTTAAATCATCTATTTGCTTTTCTTTAGCAATTACACTTACTTTTACGGATCTACCCGTTGAATCTCTGCGCACAATTGTCACAACAAATTTTCGTATGTCATCTGCATCGGCAACATTAGTAATCAACCACTTTTTAGCTATTGTTTGTGAAACTAATTTTGTTTCCTCTGTTTCGTAAAATTCAAACTTGAGTTCACTATCATTATTTAACTTCTCAGTTAGCGTTGTTTTAACTGGTAAGATAAATGCTTCACCTTCATAATTAATAACTTTTATCAAGGTTTCACCTACTTTTTATAAAATCTCATATCAAATTCAACACGTTCTACTGTTTGATTAAAAAAGAAAGTATTAAAACCAGGATAGAAAGCAGGTAATTCAATATTCGTTTTTTCAACAATAGACTCATTATTTTTAGTAATGTTAAGTCCATCATATACAAGCACATCCCCTGCGTCTAAATCAATATCTTTAATCGACATCGTTTGTCTGTTATTCAAAGACCAATCAAATGCATTTGTACTTGTCCCAATTATAATTTTAACTTTTTTATACATATTAAATTGGTTATTCGGAACCGTACCATGATAAAATACTTTGCCTTTATTGATGTTTTCAAAAATATACGTCCGCTTCGATGTATCATTAAAGTCAATATCTAATGCAGAATCCCAATAATTATCAATTTCATTATGATGCAACTGTAAGCTGGTACCAGATGATTCAGCAAATGGTAATTCAACTGTTTCAAATTCAAAAACAACATTACATTTATTCAACTTTTGTATTGGTACCATCACATTTACCAGTTTTACCAGGTATTGATTACCAGATACATAAACATTAGCTTGCTTATTATATAACGGCGTCCCTTGACCATTTACTTCTTGATAATCATATTGTGTTGTATCCTTAAATCGATATTGATCTTTTTCAAATTTTCTAAGCTCCCGAATATAAAATGGTTCATGATCTTGTAACAACTGAAACATTAAATCACGTTGAATTGCAAAGTCAACATTATTTTCAACAATAAAAAATGCAGGTACTACTATTTTACGCTTATGATACACGCTACTAACCAATCGCCTGCCATGTATACCTTCGAAATCTTGGTATTTATCTGTCATTTCAATGCTTTGTATTTTTATATCAGAGACAATAATTTGATAGTCAGACAAATAAAATGTCTGACCATTTTTCTTAATAATTTCTATATCCAATATCAATGCCTCCTTTAAAATTCAAATATTGAGTGATTTGTAGCATTAACATCGTTAACAATGCTTGTTAAGGCTTCATTATCAATAGCCATTTCTATTCTAACTGTTTTCATATTAGGATTTGATTCAATTGTGTGATTATGTTGCACAATAGTACGTAATTCGCCTCCAATTTGACTTAAATCACCTGTAACGTCACCAATTACTGGTGTATTTAACCGGGGATTAAAGGCTGATTGCATTCTCTCTGCAATGTTAGAAATATTGCTGATAACACTAGAACTTTCGCTGTTAACTCCAATGATTAATCCAAGCATTGTATATGCCCCAATTGACTTAAATACACGCGAAGGCGATTTAATGCCTAATAAACTTTTAGCTGTATCAATAGCACTGCCCACTACACCTTTCACTTTATCTACAAGTGACTGCGCCATATTTCCGACACCATTGATTAACCCTCTTATTAAATCCATGCCCGCATTAAAGAAATCAGTTGTAAAACTTTTTACAGCTGAAAGTGAACTAGACACCTTATCTTTTATAGCATTGTAAATTTGACTCATTTTATCGCGCACTGCTGAAACAACTTCTTGAAATTTTGATGAAATAACCTGCCAAATTTGTTGTGCAGTATCTCTGACAAAATTATAAGAAGCTTTAATCTTTTCAAAAATGGTTTCTTTTAAATAATCCCAAAGTACACGAGCAATACTAACGATACCGTTCCAAATTGCTGTCAAAATACTTTTCAAACCATTCCATATTGTTGTTGCAATTGATACAATACCGTTCCAAACCGTACGTCCTATATCTAAAATGGTTTGCCATGCACCTGACCAATTACCAGTAATTACTTGCATAACAAATGTAATAATATTTAATACTACAGAAATAGCTGTTTGTATTATTGTCGTAATTACAGTCCAAACTGTTTGAATAATCGTAACAACTATGTCCCAACCAGATTTAATAATCGCAACAATAATATTTATAATTGTTGTTATATAAGCAGATATTTCATTCCAAATAACCATTACTGTATCCATAATCAATTGGTTATTTTGTTGCCACCAAGAGACTAAAGTCCCCCAAACACTTTTTATAAATGAAACTATCGCATCAACCACTGTTAAAAATATATCTTTAATCATATTCCAAATCTCAATAACTTTATTTCTAAATGATTCATTTGTTTTCCACAAATAAATAAAAATAGCTATTAAAGCAGCAATACTACCAATGATGATTAATACCGGTGCACTTAAAGAACTTAGTGCCGTTGCAATTAAAGTAATTCCTTGTACCAACATGCTTGCAACTGTTCTAACAATTGAAAATACCACCTTTAGAATATTTAATTTATTAATCAATGGCACCATATATGTAATCAAAGCAGTGATTATTGGTGAAAGTGACATTAACATTCCACTAAACATGGTAATTATGCCAATAATTTGAGCCACAGCTGGATGCATTTCAAATAATTGAGCTATAAAACCTGCTACAGCATTAAGTACATTTATTACAATTGACCCGATTGGTGCCATTGCTGAAATAAAACTCAAAAGTGCTCTTGCGATATTGCTCACTAATGAAACTAACACAGGTGCATTTTCATTAATATATGTTATGAAATTTTTAAACCCTTGTGATTGCGCTAAATTTTGAGACCAGACTCTAAATTTTCCAGCTAATGCTGAAATAGCTGATAATAACGTTCCTGAATTAGATCCAAACGCTTTAAATATATTAATCATACCTATAAATGTATCTGCAAAAATTTTACCAATTAAAGGCAAGTTTACTTTTATAAAATTAATAAATTGATTAATTCCTTCAGCAGTGGATACTTTTGTTGACCAAATTTGAAACTTTTCTGATAGCGTTTCTAATCCTTTAGCAACATAAACAAACAATGGACTAAATTGCGTAAGTATGTTTACTAATCCATCTCCAAATTTTCCTGCCGCATTTAAAATGCTATTAAATACTTTAACACCATCTTTATTCAATGTATTAAAAGCTTTATTTGCTGTATCGGAAACATTAATCCATGCTTGAAACTTTTGCATTGATAGTTCAATAGATCGACTTACGTCTCTAATAAATGGCCGTAATTGATTTAATGCATTTATCAAAATTTGTAAGCCACTTGACATTGCGTTAAAAATTGAACCTGAATTCATCTTTATAATACTTTGCCACGTACGCTTTAATTCACTCAAACTATTAACATAAGCAATCGTCGCACTTGACGTCTGAATTAATCCCTGATTTAACATTGATATAGCGCTTTTAGCCATTGCCGCAAAACCAATAACACCAACACTAGCTAAACCAAATGCCCCCACTAATCCTAATACGCCGCCTCCGATTACTGCAATTGAATTTCCTAATAAAGCAATGATAGGAATAACACTTGCAACAATTGGGATTAACGATGTAAATGATGTCAATAGTGAGCCTCGAATTATATTGCCACCTATGGTTCCAAAAGTTTTAATCGAATGCGCTAATTTTTCCATCCGGTTATTAAATACATCTGATCTTTGATTTAATCCATCTAATGCTTTACTTAATACATTTGTATCAACATCAGTTTTAACCTTAATCATATTAGGAATACTTTTTAGCATTTTCTTGAAAATAATCACTCGTGCAATACTAGCTGAAGTAGATACTTCTACTCTTGTCTTTACTTTTTTATCATTCAATTGATTTAATGTGTTTTTCACGTTTGCAACTTTTGTTAAAAATAGTTTATCTGATAAATCAATAATGCCAGTTGATTTCATATGATTTAAACGGCTCATTGCCCACTGCATACGTTGCAATTTCACATTTGATTTACTATCGTTTACATCTATCATACTTTCAACTTTGGTTGAATTTAGTTTACTTAATGTAGCACTTACGCGTTTAAGTTTATATGTTACTGGTTTTGTGTCAGTATTGAGGTTAACTGTAGTATTTTTATGCTCTAACTGATTTAATGAATGCTCAACATGTTTGATTTTTGATTGTAATTGTTTATCATTAGCTTTTAATTCAATATCTTTAATTTTAGATACTATCTTGTCAAATTTTTCAATTTTTTTAATTGCAGATTCTATCTCCGATTTAAATTTAGAAGTATTTGCTTTTAACGTTGTACTGACTGTATATCCATTGCTCCCACTCATATTCCCACCTCCTAACGTTGTGCTTGCTGATTAATTTCAGCTATAACTTTTAATAAAGCGTTTTGCTCTGGAGAAATTTCTTCAACTTCATGTTTAAATACAATCGATTTGCCTTGCAATAAACGTTTATAGTTATATTCATAATCTAAAATATCTTTGACTGATTTAAATCTATATACTTCTTTAGGTTTCTTTTCTGTACCAATATTTTTAGTTACTGCAGCATCTCTGATAGCAAAAGCTAATTTATATAAATCGTGTTCTTTCTTTAATACATCAAAACTTAATGCATACATACGATAATAAAATTCAGTTAATGTCATATTATTAATATCTGCTAGACGAGTTATTTTCAACTCACTCATACATGTAATAACAATACGATCATAAGTCATTTTTTCGTCTGAATTTCTAATCACTTCACCTTTACAAGGTCTTGGGTTAAAGGTTTGTTTCCCAATTCTTCAATTAAAACTTTCCCAAACGCTTTAAATGAACCGTATGTTTCAACAATCTCTGTTAATATATGTTCTAATTCTTCTTCTTTTCTCGGATATCCTTTTTGTCCCTTTGTACAAGCTTTAATAATTTTTGCAATTGCTAACACATTTCCAGATTGTAACTTTGGTAATAATGTTTCTAATCCTTCACCTAAGTTAATCTCACGTACTTCATAACCTAAAGCCCTATCAATTGCATTTAATTCCCCTAATCCAAATTTCAATTCTAAATCATATTTACCGTTTTTAATTGTTACCATTTTTACACCTTCCTATAAAAAATAAACAGGCAAGCTGCCTGCTTATTTGGATTTATTAATATTAATGTGATTCAACTGCTATGTTACTCATTGAACTTGCCGATGGAACATCATCTGAAACCGGTTGTGGAATTGATTTCGTTGCCAATCCATCATCAGCAAAATCATCTTTTGTCGTATTATGGAATCTATATCCTACTTGAGCTAATTTATCACTAACTTCTCTAGGGATTGTGGCAAAACCTCTTTGATACTTATCATGTACCGCAAATTCCACTTCGTACTCTTCAATAGAGCCATTTTCACCTTTACGTTTAAACTTTTTGAAGCGGCCTTGATGATACTTTGCTTTATATTTACCACTATTTTCATTTTTACCTTCCACTTTACTTTCAATTTCCCATACTTCATAAGCAATCTTGTCACGGACTGCATCTTCAAATTCATCACATAAAGGGTCACTATAATTAGCCTTGGCCGTCGCAGATAGCGTATTTTCTAATGATCCTTCACTTGTATAACTACCATCCATTGTATCTTCGATATCAAAGTCATTTTCAAGTTCATTTTCAAATTCAGTCATAAACATCATTTTGGTAGCATCTACTTTTTGACCACATTTTCTAAATAAATATATTCTATCTTTACTGTCTTTATACATGTCATTACCTCCTATAATATTTCAAATTCTATATTAATAATTGTATGAAGAAGCAATGTATCCGTAGAATTATCATCAATCGTATTAATCGTTAATTCTCTTAATTTTATTTGATAATGTTCTATTTCTATAGGTTGCGATAAAGTCTGTTCTACAAAATAAACACATTGATTGTGTTGTCCAAAATCATCTGCTTTACTCCATACGTGAATCATGCCGTTCAATTTTCCATGAAACGATTGTAAAGTGTAATCTGTTTTTGTGATATTAAATTTTTTTACCACAAAAAAAGGATATGGTAATACTTCCGTTATATCTTTAAAATCAATAACGTCAATACCAAATCCTTGTAATAATGTAAAAATTTCATCATACAGTAATTGAGCGGGTGTATATTTAATTGTCATACATTACTCCTAATCATTTAATAATCTGTTTAGATCTTCATTCACTTGCTGTTTAATTTCTAAATAAGTTGGAAACATGAATGGTTCTTTATACATATAACGAGTTCCATACTCTAAATATCCACTATAATGCGCATTAGAAACAATTTCATAATGCTTAGGTGCAATTTTCTTAACTTTTACCATACGAGCTAAATTACCAGTCCAATATCCTTTTACAAATGCTTTTTGTGCATTTTTAATCGCTAAATCAACACCTTCTTGTGCATTTCGTTTTAATATGAAATCTACATCATCATCAATTTCATTGACCATATTTTGTAGTTTATTGATTAACTTTTTTGTACATTCAACTTTCATTTAAGTTACCTCTTTAATGAATAGGGATGTCGTACGTTGATAATGTTTAACTTTAACGATTTTATATTGTTTGGAGTTAATTAATGCATGCGTTGGATTTACGCCAATTACTTTTGGAATACGCACTACATTGATGTCTTTTGTAATTTCTCCAAACTCTAACCTTACATTTTCAGCTGTTAGTGAATTAATGTTACAAGCAAAAGTACCTAAATTATCTTTGTTAATTTCTTTACGTTTCGTTTCAGGGTTATATCTTGATTCTGAATAATAGTATAAGGTTATTCTATCTTTATAATTCATTAATAAAAATTCACAAAACCTTTCTTTTCATCTTTGAAATATAAATTATTTAGAATACCCTTATACTCCTCAAAATCATTTGATTCATAACTACTGGAACGTCCATCTTGAGCCTCAGATGACATACCTTCTGCACCAATTCTATTAAAGCGCTTAGTCGCAACTTCAACCACAATAAATTCAATTTCTTCTGGTACTGTTTCTTCAATCGTTGGTAACATGGCCAACAATTCCTGTTTAACATTATCAATAATTACTTCTAATTGTTCATCTTGATTAGTATCATCAATACCAATTCTTTTCTTAAGCGTCTTTATAAAATTCAATGTATACTTATTTTCCTTATTCTGTAACATTTACAACACATACTTCCTTCTGTCCTTGTAAATCAAATACATAGGCTTCAATTTCAGTTGTTCCTGGGCTAATACCTGTTACACGCCCTATATCATCTACAAAGGCAATGTCTGGATTTTTAGAAATATATGTTACTGATTGATCTGTAGCATCATAAGGTCTAATTTCATGACCAAGTATCGTATAATCATTCACTTTTAAATTTATTTCATGTTGATCAATAGTGAAAGATTCAACTGTTATATATCCTGTTCTAAATTCAGGAACATTTGTCCTTTCAGATTCTACACCATCAATCTCCCACACTGCCTGAAGTGAACCTTCTTGATAGACTGTATCATGATTTAAACCTGTAATACTTATAAGAGTTTCATAATGGGTTCCTGTATCATCGTTAATCGAACTAATCGATTGACCAACTACTTCATTGCCTTTATATACTTTTAATATTGCTTCCACTTAAAAAACCCCTTTTGCTAATTATTTAAATACTAAGTCTACTCCATCGTAAGATGCAAACATTCTAACAAATCGGGGTTTAGCTGGGTGTTTGACTTTCTGCTTTAATTTTAACTTTTACCACTGCATCTATATTTTCAGGGAATAATTTAACTGCTGACATCAATGTAGTTTCGGATGTTAAACGATTTGATTGAATATCATGTAAAACACCGACAAAACCAGTTTCATCAACCGCAAAATTAAATGCGCGACTTAGTTCACCTTTTGGATTAGCATAACCAACATTTAAGTTTTCAGATACTGTCATCCAAATTTCCCCTTTTGGCACATCTGAAAGTTCAATCACCTTTACACCTACATAATTAGTTAATAATCCCATTCCGAACAATGAACCATTAGAAACAATTAATCCATTTGCGACATGTTCAGCAGTATCATCAGGATTCACAAATGCGATTGGCGTAAAGTCTTCTTCCAATACTGTAGATAACTTCGCACGACCTTTTGCTAAGGCTCCTTGTAAATTTTTCGCGTTCAATGCTTTTTTTCTAGTATCATAATCAGTACCTGCTGCATTACCTAATGTCTGTGCAAAGTCAGTTCTAATATCCTTTTGAACGTGACGTAATAATTCATTATCAGTTTTGTTTACAGCTATATCAAAACCATGTGATTGAATAGCTTCAGCTGTTGTTGATTTTCGATATTTACTAAACCTTAGTTCAATTGTATTAACTAATTCACGCGTAACTTTAGTTAATGGGATTTCGTCTCCTTCATCAATATTATTGGTACCTGCTTCTTGAACATTAAATTTGTACATTTTAATGTTTGTCCCAACATTCATTGGAATCTTGTTTGTTACACCTAATACTTCTAATAATTTATTGATATTATTTCCAAGTTTATTAGCAAAATCGATTGATTTTACTTGTCCTAAATCAGACGCATTAGTTAAATTATATTCAGATGTCATTTAAAATACCTCCTATAATTAAGTAAATAAATTTAAATTACTAGCAATAGCTTTTTGACGCTCAATATCATCTTTGATAGCCAAAATTTCATTTTTATTCAAACCTGTTCTTTGTGAATTGACTGGCGATTTTTGTCTAAGTACACTTTCAACGTTCGCTTGAACCATTTCATTTAACAATCCAGTAAATGCCTCTACATTTTTCTTCGTTTCTCCAGCATCCGAATCAACTAATAAATTGACTATTTGATCATCAAATTTTTCTAAACCAGCTTCTTTAAGCATTGAACGTGTCTCACTTTTCATTTGTGACAAAGCCTTTTCTGCCTTTAATTCTTCATTTTCCTTAATCAATTTTTCTAATTCATATTGATTTTTCTGATCACGATTCATTTTAGCTAACTTCTCAGCTTCTTGAACTGCATCTTTAATACGTTCATCTGATTTTTTTCGTTCTCTAGCTATACGCTCTTTAATCAATTGTGATACTTCTTCTTGAGAAAATGTTTTCTCATTCTGTTGTGATTGTTCATCACTGTTGTCTAGTTGCTCTTCGTTCTGAGTTACATCAGTAATATTACTTTCATTATTTTCCATGAGACATACCTCCGTTTATAGTCTGTCGACTGATATTCCATACTTGCTTTTAAAATGTCATCAGCACGTTTTGGACAATAAAAAATAACCTTCACATTGGAAGGTTAAAAAGAGTATAAAAAATAGCACCACTTTCTATATATTTATGTAGAAAGGATGCAATTATTGTAAAACAATAGTTTTAATTTTATTTTCTGATATATCATATGTAATGTTACCTGTATCAATTTCTATCGAATTATAACCATCAAAATTATCAACATTATCATCAAAGTCTATCACTTTTCCAATTAATATTTTATTATTAGTAAGCGTTAATTTGACTAATTTGCCTATGTATGACTGTAAATTCATATTTAATCACTCCTTTTTAATATACGGAACTACATGAAAACCAGTTTTAGAATAATGAACTTTACCTAATTTCGTTTCTATATATTTACCATTCACATAAGATTTACCTATTATCTTTTTGTAATCTATAACTTGTTTTTTTCTGAAATTCCCTTCATCATCAAACAAAACTGGAAAATCAATAAATTCTTTTTTAGTCATCTTTTCAATTTCATTAGAATCTATTGTAATATAACTGGGTAAGAAAGATGAATTATTTTTCTTGTTATTATATTCATTTGTGTTTAAAATATGACGCTGTTGTTTTTCATTATTCAATTGCATCTTTATTTTACCATTACTTATCATTTCAAGCATTTCTTTTTTAGCTTTTTCTTGTAATTTTTCTTTTTCAGACTCTTTATTCTCTACTTGATACTTACCTTTACGCTCTTCAAAGAAATTATCTCGCCAACTGCCGACATGTGGCACTGTGGTACTTCTGCACCAAGGATGCATAGGTGGCGCATTAACACCTGGAACCATATCTTTAACTTTAAATGTTTTACCATTGAGTGAATGACATAATTTAGATGTTTTACTATCTATTTTGGCAACATATTTATATTCGCCATCTTCACCTAAATCTTTAAGATAAGCTATCTTTTGTGATTCTGTTTGTACACGTGCTGATTCAGTGACTAACAATCTACTGGCGTTATAAGTAGTAGAATTGGTTTGCTTTTTAAACTCAGAAACAAATTCATTAGGGTGTCGACCTCGAATAACGACATGACTTGTTACCCTCTCAACTTCCTTTTGAACAAGTTCCATATCATTCCATAATCTAGTAGACCATTTAGCACCTTTGAAATTACTATTAACAACTGCTTTCACTTCAGTGTCATCAATTTGAACATGTTCACCTAGAATATGTGCTTGTCTCTTTACTTCTCTATTAACTGCGTCACTTAGCTTATCCTCAATTTTATTTTGAAGATTTAAACTAGAATCTTTCACAATCAAATCTAGCTGCTGCTTTAACAGTTTTTCTCTAGAGATTTTCATCGTTAAGTTGTATTGTTTGAGCGATTGATTCGCCTCTTCACTGAAATCTTTGCGCTCAACAAATTGTTTTGCTTTATTACTAAACGCTATTACATCAAATGAATCAGCCATCTTCTTAACTTCTTGAATACTCAGTCCTGTATCTTTGGCATATTTTGCATAAAAGGCTAATAATTCTTTTGTAATTTCGGCATACATCAATAAAATGATACGTTCAATTTCAATTATTGCTTGTGCATCAACTAAAGATTCAGCGTCCATGACGTTTTTAGCACGTTCTAGCCAATATTTTAAATTATCTGACATTTATATCAGTCATTTCATTTTCGTGGCTAAATGGTGCCTTAAATGATGAATTATCACTAATTTTTTTTACCTTATTTTGTTCATCTTCCATTTTCTTGATTTCTTCAAGTGGATTATCAATAATTGGTAGCAATTTCAATCTGGTTTGTTCAGATACTCCACCATTTAATGAATTAAAAGCTTCAATTGATTCATTTAAAGACTTAGGTAAATTAGGAGTAAAAGTAATATCGATTGTTGAATAATCATACTTATGTACACCAGTTAAATTAAGAATATTGAATAATAGTTTGTATCTTTTCATTAAACCTTTCTTAAACAAACGTTCTTTAATAGCTCTAACTTGTTCTAAACCAAACAATTTATATTTCATTGATTCACCAGATTGAACTCCACTGAAATTCTCATCGCTTAAATCAGGCGTATTCGTATATTTGTGAATATCTTTTTGTAATCTCGTTTTATAAGCTTCTGAGCCATTAACATCATATTGTTTATAAATGTACTTAACATCTGCATTACCTTCTGAACCATTGACATTGATACTTGGTTTGACATGAACCATATTAGCTTGTCGAAACTTCTTAGCTTCATCACCATCTATTTCAATATTTCCAACGATAGCTAACATGGCATCATTTAAATCGGTCATATAATTAGCGGTATCTGATTGTGCTTGATCATACAAATCAATTAAAGAAATGACATTTTCAAAGTCACCTTGTTTAAATTGATCGTTTAAATATTCAATGATTGGCACATCATTATAGTAATGAGGTATTTCATCGATAGAATTGAAAGAACCGCCTTTTACTTCGATGTAATAGATTTTATTTGTTGTATATATTTCAATTTTCTGTATTGGTGTATTGTCAAAATCTTTAACATTAAAGTATCTAACACCTGCTATCATCTTTTTATCTAGTGAAGTGTCATATACAACAAATGTACTTTTACTATCTAATAATTTGAATGTATCTTTATCATCAGTATCTCTATAAACAATTTCATACGCTCGACCATAAATAGATAAATTTAAAGCTAAATCACTATTTGTAGCATCAGCATCATTTACTTTATTAAGGTCAACTAATTTTTCATTTGTATTTTCGTCTTTATGTGTAATTGTTATAGGATTACCAGTTAAATAACCGACTATAAAGCGTGTGACATACTTAGCATAATTATGTACTGCTCTGTGGTCAGCTTTATCACTATAATCATTTATTCTTCGGTTATCGGTTAAAATATCAGTATTTCTGTTCAAATAATAATCTTCTAACATTTCTAACCTTGGTACTTGTTCAGTTTTATGCTTACTTATCAAACTAAGTAATACTTCTTCTTTTAATAACTGTTCTACATTACTGATTAAAAAATCATTATTTGCTGTTTTAGAGAACTTTGTGTTGTTAATTTCTTGGGTGTAAATCGTCATCAGTTCACTTCCTTAGAACATGTTTCTAATCCTTGTTAAATCATCTATTTTATTTTCAGTTTTCTTATCTTTAAAAATTAAATTACATACAGAATAGCGAAGTGCATCTATGCAATGATTATATGTATCTACAGGTTCGTTATAGTATTCGCCGGTATTTTTATCTTTTTTCCATGTATAGTTATCTAATTCTTCAATAGTTTTAAAACATCGTTCATCAACTATAATTTCAAATTGACTAATAAATTGAATTCCGGCCATAATGCTATCTTTACCTTTGATTGCAGGTTTAATTCTTCCTATACCATGCTTTCTAATCTCAGCTATACTTTTTTGTTCAGCTGAATCTGCACTTATAACTTCTTTACTAAAGCCTAAATTTTTAATAAGTTTAGCTATTTCATCGTTCAACATTCCTTTTTTGACATACTCTGAAATAACATAGAGTTTCTTATTTTCAACATCTACTTTCACATGAATAAATGCACTTGGATCGTTGATATATCCAAAATCTAATCCAAAATAAGATGGTAAGTGCCTAATTTCATCAGTATTAATGATTCGTTTTTCATATTTTGGAAAAACTAATTTATCTAATGTAGCGAACTCTCCTAACGCATATATTTTGTAATAGGCTGGATTTCTATTAGCAAGTTGTTCTAGCGTATCTTTAGTCATATCATCTAAAAATTTATTATCCTTATAACTTGATTGCCTAATCAATACATCTTTTAATGGATTACTAGTTCCAAAAAATGCTTTATAAACCCAATTTAATTTTGATACTGGGTTAAACATTAAAAAAATTTGTTTGTTCAAGTGTTTTCTTTCTCTTAAACGAAGTGTCAATTGTGTGTAATCATCTAAAGTAAACTCAGACGCTTCTTCCATCACAATATCTGAAACTGCTTTAATAGATTTAATTTTTTCTGGATTATCTAATCCTTTAAATAAAAAAATAGCGCCATTTGGAAGCACTACTTTGTTATCAGTTTTATTCCATTTGCATAAGTCCCATATTTTGAAGGAAATTAAACAACTTCTCACATCTTCAAATAAGCTATCAGTAATAGTTGCTTGTACTTTTCTAAGCCATAATACTTTCCTAGGATATTTCCATTTTTTCAATGCTTTTAATACTACTTTTTGTACAACTCCATGTGACTTACCACTGGATCCACCACCATAATGAACTTCAGTAAAATGTGAGTAATCATTGATAATTTCAAATATATTTTTATTAAATACCTTATTTGGTTCCTTAATATTAATCTTAATCGTCGTCAACGTAGTCACCTATGTTTATTTCGATATTGCGATTTGTAATTTCTTGTTCAACCTTATCTCTATATTTATGGGGTAATCTATTTTTGAGAGCGAATATTAGTGATGTAGGATTAGCATGTTCATATTTCTTGATTTTTACCACATCACCTTTATTAGTAACGGTTTCTTCTTCATAATAATAGCCAACCGCTCTTTTATGTAATGCATTCTCTAATTCATAATCTGATACCTCTTTGCCCTTTTTTATGGCGTCTAGAAAGTCTGGTATATTCTTTTTCCATTTAATTAAAGTATGTTTGGAAACGCCTAAATTTCTAGCAATTTGTTCATCTGTTAAACCATCGCGTTTCCAACCTTCTACTAATCCTAATTTATTTACTATATCCAACTTTTCATAAAGTCCAATTCTAACCAACTATTATCACACACCTTATAAAAAAGACGCATCAATAGAAATGACACGTCATAAGTTCACACTATATATTCAATTCATCTTTTAAAGCTCTTTGCAAAGTTTGACTAAAGTTTATCCCTTTTTCTTTACCCAAAATTACCATGTACTTTGGTAAGGTAACCATTTTATTTACAGTTTTATTTTCTTCTTTTATTCTGATAAGATGTGTATCTGCTGTTACCAATTGAAGCTGTTCATTTTCAGCTAATTTATTAGATAGTGTTTTATAATCAGATGCTTTTGGAATAATCTCTCCGGAATCTTCTAAAACAAGTAAATGTCCTTCAAGTGCATCTTTTGCCATGTGAATTGCATCTTCTAAATTATTACCAAATGTTATAGCGCCCGGTAAATCTGGATAATAAACGTTATAGTATTTATCTTCTTTCTCTAAAACCGCATAAAAATGATATTTCATATATATCCCTCCATTTTTAGAAGAAAACAAGGGGACTATATGAGTCCCGCTTGCTTAAGAATTGAACGCTCTGTTCCGCGAGGTAAATCTTTTTTAGGATGTGGAACAGTTACTAAACCAGTAATTATTGGATGTTTAAAGTGATGGTGACTTCCAACCACTCTAACTAAGTACCAGCCATTCTGCTCAATTCTTTTAATAATTTCTTTCGACGAGCTCATTGTGATTTACCTCCTACATATATTTTAACATATGCCGAAATTTGTCGGTATATTTTTATCTAAATTATTTATACACTCCCCTTACGCTAATTGCTTTAATAATTAAATTCAATAAGCCTATCTAAGTCGTAGCTCAGATAGGCAATAAAAATTGGAGGAGACCAAAACAAAGATTATTTAATCTTCTACATATGTATCAAACATAAGACAAAAAATCACTATAAAAATAAATTTGTTTCAAGTTCATTTTTTATTTTAATTTCAGCTCTTTTAATATAGTTTTGCACACTACCTATTTTCAAATTTAATAAACAAGCAGATGCTTTATAACTAAGCCCCTCACATTTGACCATAATAAAACACTCTAATTCTTTAGGTGTTAACTTCATCAGTGCGTAGCTCACTTTATTATTAACATCCTTAATTATATCTTTGTATTCAATATCTGAATTCTTTTTATACATTGATTCGCTAAAAGCCTTATTGATCACATCATTATCTACTAAGTAGCATTGACTTCTATCTATTGCGTTATAATTGCCTGGTTCGTGTCCACATGTTAACCATTCAATTGTATAATCAATGTCTTTTAATATATCTTTGTAAATAGTTAATTTATCCTCTTCATCTACTTTATTTTCAAGTGATTTTATTTTATTGAGTACGCAAAGTCTCGTTTTCCTATATTCAATTAGCAAGTCTTTCATGATGTATCTCCTCGATGTAAGCATTAATAAAAAGTCTAATGGCTAATTACGTTTTAAATAAATATCGAGTTCTATTAATTCGATAAAGATGATCATTAAAAATATTGTTAATATATACTCGATAAAATTAAATCCAAATCCTAATGTGATTGCGAGACTTAAACAAACAGTAAATAATAAAATTGCAATCATTCTGATATATTTATTAACGATATATTTGCATGTATAAAATAAAATTATTGTCAAAATCATAAATGTTAAGTTCAATAAAATCATTCATGATAACCTCTTTCCTCTTCTAATCTTTACATTCTCTCTATTTAACGCGCAGTTCAAACTATCCATGAGCATAACGTTATCTCCCATTGTTAATGTTTTTCGACCAGATTTACGTATAATGCCCTCACCTATAATGACAATGCCTACATTTTCTTGTTTTAGAATTGAACTCAAATCCGTGCACTTTACTTCTTCATATAGGTTTCTCGGTAAAACTAAGTAATTATAATGACCTACAAAAGACAATTTAGCTGAACTCTTTAAATCTGCTTTTGATACTTTAATTTCATATGCTCTAAAAATATTTCTAGTATCATAGGTTAAAAAGTCCACGATTTCACGCCCATGTGTAAGAGGCTTACGCCCAATGACTACCTCGTGACATCCACACATTCCCATTTTGTCTATGATCAGTGAATCATATAAATATTGTTCCGCTTCTAAGGTTGCTATAGACTTCATTTTTGCGACACCTCATTAAATCTTTGATTGCTCTTAGCTCTAGTTATGTGTGTATATTTACGTCCTGTTGACTCTTTGAATGTTGTGACTAAGTATTGTGCCACTTACTCGACACCTCTTTCATTTGCACGTTACTTGCATTTTACTTAAATTCCGCTTTTATTTCGGGGTTATATCACTTGCACGTTACTTGCAAACTCTATTGACTTCATTTTTGCAACACCTCATTAAATCTTTGTAGCATTTTAATCGCATTTTAAATCTGAGTCTTTTACGAATTTACCATCAATCATTTTGCCTTTCCTGTTTTTGATTTCATCATAGGCATGTGCTAAACATGTTCTTAAATCGGAGCTATTTTTGTATGCCGTTTCTTTAAGTAAATAGGTAATGTTTGTAATCAAAGTTTGAATTTCACTAAACAAATTGCCATTATTATTATCAGACATAAAATCTTCTAGTTTTTCACCTAAGTAAAATAGTGATTTAATATAATTTAAAGTATTAACCTCGCCTTCACCGAAATCAGATAGGCTTAACGCTAATTTAATATTGCCTTTAATTTGTTGCATCATGATTATTAATACAACAAACATGTCACCTATACTATCTTTAATTAATTGCATATCTTGTTTATTTAATCCTCGTACTAGTTCTCCATGTTCTTCGACCAACTTATCAAACTGCTTTAAGGGGCTTGCATGATTTATATTACGGTCAACACTCCATTGTTCTACTTTTCCAATTAATTCATCAATAGTTAATGAATTAGTCATTATTAAGCAACTCCTTAAATTTTTCTTCACTAATTTCAACATCTACTAAATTACATGTTTTAAACCATTCACTTGGTCTGTAATTTTGAATTGCATCATCTCCGTAACGTTCCTTTAAGATATCACTTAAATTTTTTTCTTCCCTCAAAAAGATTTCTTTAGCTTTCTTTTTATCCGGTTTACTTCCGTCTTTATTTGCAAATAGTATTGCCTCATCTAAATCTTGGCACCACACATCAAATTCACCAATGTATACGCCTGATTCGTCTTTATGTTCAAATGCTAATGCTGGATATGTTTTCATTATTCCTATTCCTCCTCTACATTAATTTCATATTCATCACAATCAAATGGTACTTCCATTCTCGCAATATCATGCGCTTCAATTTCTGCTTCTTCTAAACTTTCAGCCTCGATAGCCTCTTCAATCATGCCAGTGTATGTGATTTGACCATTAAATTTTTTCATTGATACCTCTGTCTTCTAAAACAAACTAAGTTGTTTTGCTTTTTCGAAATACAATTCGTTGCATTCAATGTAGCTAGCTAATTCAAATTTGTTATTAAATGTCTTTTTCACGCCTTTAAACATCGTTTTGTGATGACCGTGAAGAAAATATATGTCATTTACTACATGAACATGAGCAACTTTTATATCTGCTTGGTATAAATATTGTTTACTGTCGAAAAATTGTTTAATCAAATTTTGATTTTTTCTAAGCATATATTGTCGATTTGTTGTTGTATCGCCACAAGTATTATTTAGACTTAACACCTAATCACCCCAATGAGCATTCAATTTTTTAAAAAATTCTGCCCTGTCTTTTTCAAATTCTTCATCAACTTCGACAACTATATTTTGATTTTGATTGGTTAACCAACTTGGCGTCTTTTCTTTAGACTTATAATTTTCTTTTTGCTTATTCTGCATTTTTTTCGTGGCTTTATATTGAGCTTCATAAGCTTTAATTTGATCGTAGTTGTTTAGATTCATTTGTAACCAAGAGTTTAAAATACTTTTAGCGTATCCCCAATTAACTTTATTTCTGTCCTTGGCTATCTTTAGAGCAGCAATCAAAATCTCATCCGAGTCTTGACAAAAAGCATCTAGATAATAATTTATGTCTTCAACAATATATTGAGTGATAAACCCAAATCCGTTATCTTGGAAGAAGTCGAAGGCTTTATAATTATTCTTCTCCTCCTTCTCCTTCTTCTCCTTCTTATCATTCTTATCATTCTTTATATTCTTTAATTCTTTAGTCTTGTTCAGTGATTTGTTCAGTCTATTGTCTTTCTTTTGTTCAGTCTGTTGTTCAATGATTTGTTCACTTTGTTGTTCAGTCTGTTGTATAGTTTGTTGTTCAGTCTGTTGTTCAATGATTTGTTTACTTTGTTGTTCAGTCTGTTGTATAGTTTGTTGTTCAGTGTCTTGTTCAGACTGTTGTTCAATCATTTGTTTTTTAGTTTCTTCTTTTCCTTGATAGACATCGTAGTTATGCACTTTTATAGTTGTTCCATTTTTTGTCTTTTTAGTGGTTATCATGTTGTCTTTTTCTAACGCATTCAAATAATTTCTAACTGTGTTTCTAGATACGTTCCATCGTTCAGATAATTTTAATTCTGATGTATGAAAAGAGCCACGCTTTAAAACAACTAATTTCCCACCTAACATTACCTTTTTATCTGAATGATTGGTTAATAGTAATAAATCCATCCACCATTTTAGTCTCTTAGAATCCGTCCAAATCCAATGGTCTATAATTTTACGATGTATTTTTATCCAGCCAGCCATTTAAATCACCTCATTAGAACGGTAAATCATCGTCATTTATAACAATAGGTGCAGTAGCAAACAAGTTACTTTGCTGGCTCATTGGCGTCTGTCTCCCATTTGCTTGCTGTTCTTTTTGTTTCATCTCATCAGTTTTAGGTTCTGGTTTATTAACTACTTCATCGCCCTTATTCCAAACTTTTACATATGAAAGTCTTACAAAGTATTTACCTTCTTCCTCGTTAAACTTATTTTTCAACACTATAGTTCCGATTTTGTTAATTAATTGATTAGTGTCAAAAGTTAAATCAGGTAAGTTCAATTTAATTCCTAATCTACTAAGTAACTCGATATATTGTTTTTCTTGAAAATCTTGTTGGAATGGTGGAACAAATTGGTTGTGTTTGTATTGTTTACCTTCGTTGTTTTCAAAAATAATTGTGAAGTATCTGTTTTCTCTGTCGTTAAACTCGACATTTGCAACTTTAACTGTGAATTCTCCAGCTCCTAAAAAGTCCCCGCCTTTCATGAATGCCTCTTGATTAGTTTCTTGAATGTATAGTGCTCTACCTCTAATTTTCATGATTTTTTACCGCCTTTAGTTAATTTCTAGTTTCCATTTCTGATTGCTTGAACTACATCATTAATACTAGGATTAACGAATTTTTTACTTGAAATTGTTATATTGCTAGCATGTCTTATCTTAGTCTCAAATAAATCTGATGGTTCTGCGTTAAGTACATATTGATAAGATTTTTCGCCGTCTTGTTCATTCTCTTCAATTGTCATTCTTGCTAACACGTCAGATTGGCTAATAATTGCTTTTCTAATTTGGTCTTGTGCCTCTATCGTGATTGTTGGATTGATAGTGCTACCCTCATCATCTTTATCTTTATTGATGCCCTCATGCCCGCTTATAGCAAGGTGAAATTGGTGCTGCTCTTGTAATTTAGAAATATATCGGTAAATACTTACAATTCGTGAAGCACACTCGCCCCAATCATTAAATGTCGGTTTTTTAATCTTGCCTTTCATGACATCCTCAATCGTAATATCTCTCAACTTCTGAATAGTCTCTATTACTACAACATCGATTTGTTTGCCATTTTCCCTAAGCTGTTCTATAACTTTTGGTAACAATTGAATTACTGTCCTAAAATGCTCATAATTTTTGATTTGTACAACTGCACCATCTTCAGTTACTGTTGTCCCATCTTCGTTTATATCTAGTACTAAAGCATTATTATCTTTAGTTAAAAATGTAGTTTTACCAGTCCCGAATCTTCCGTAAATAGCGAATTTATAAAACTTATTAGCATTTTGTTTGCTGATATCTTTCACACCTAGTTGCCTTAAGATATCGACGCCTTGAATAGTTTTTCCAGCCATCTATTCTCCCACCTTAACTGTGTAAGATGTTGGTTTTTCGATAATTCTAACGCCCTCTAAAATCTCGCCATTCACATCAATCAACGTGCCATTTTCAGTTATATTGAAATCTTTCTTAATCTCTGATTGACTAAGTTTTTTTGTCAACTTTACATAGTCATTCAGTCCACGTTGTTCAAGCTGTTCAATAACTTTGTTTTCGTTACTAACTTGTATCACTTTTGCCCCTTTTCGAGAGGTTACTTTGCCATATGGCGTATTTAACTTAAATTTTTTATCTTTCTCTTTTTCAATTCTGAAATACTCAATCACAAGACTTTGAAGGTATTCCTTATTACTTTTTAATTTCTCAATCTCTTTATCGCGCCATAAATTTATACGTTCGATTTCACTGCTTGCCAGTTCATTAATTTCATTCTCTTTTGTTGTAATTGCGTCTAACTTTTTAAAAACCCAGTTAGCGCTATTTAAATCTGTGACTTGAAACCGGTCATCTTGTTCAAATGTTTCTAGTTCTCGTGCTTGTAATTCATTCATAAAACTAAACACCTTTCTTTACTAATATCTGCCCACGCATCACAGAAATATTATAGTTCTTCATCCGTTCATGTGACTCTGGATATACTTCTAATATCTGTAACAACTTATTATTTGTTTTATAACTATCGTGATAATGTAAAAAATTAATAATAATCTGTGAGGTTGGTGTCTGTTCGATTTCCAACAAGCAGTTTTCATTTGTTTTCTTAAACTCATCAAATAGTTGTTGATATAGAACAAACATCTTTTCATTAGCATCATTCTTCATTGTTGTCATCGTCCTTGTCGTCATCTATACCTAAAAATTTTTTTAATTTATACATTTCGATAACATTTGCGATATCGTGGTAATCATTTTCGTTATTCAATAAATTAGCAAGACCTGCAATATCCCCAAGCGCACAATGTGACGATGATGTAGTATGTCCATTACTAACCCCTACAGTTGAAAAAAGTAAAACGTCAAATTCAGTTTCTTTATTGATTTCATTCACTAATTCAAACAATTCTCCATTCTTTTCAGCCAATAAATCTCTTAATTCTTGTCTGCTCATGTTTTTAAATTCATTTTTCATTGTTGTCTTCCCCCAAAATTGATATACTTTATTTGTTAATTGTTTTTTAATTTCTGATTGCTAATTGCCGTTAGCAGTCAGTTTTTTTATTCTCTAAAAAAATACTCATCATAGAAAATGAATATTGCAATGCCAGTACTTGCAGCAATTACCCATGCTGTTGTGAAGTACAAAAATGGCATTAAACAAATTGCTAAAATTGTTATACACATTACTGCTATGATGTAACTTTTATATGTGTTAGACATTCGCATCCTCCCTCAGTCGTCGATTGTGTGTTTTTAAAATTCTTTTTAAATCCTTAATTTGTATAACTTTCTCGTTCTCTAGTTTTATTTTCAGTTGATCATTCAGAATTTTTTTCATACAATCAGCTCGTTCTGTTTCGTTTTTGAATAATTGACTATTACTCATGTGGTTAATGTCCTCCAATTCGATTGATTAACGTTTGATAAGCATCTAATACTTGCGGATAAAGGTATAACACTCTAGTGCCTACTCGTCTTGTCACTGCTACAATTTCTGGTTCACAGACTATCTTTTGTATTAGCGTTGCTTTACTTAAACCAGTAATCTCCACTAAATCTTTAATATCTACGGTTGCAACTTGCCTCTTGTAGGTACTTAAGATTTCATCAACTTTCTTTTGTACTAATTCGTTAATTATTGCTTCATTCAGTTGAATATTTAGCATGTTGTGCACTCCTTTGTAATTCAATTCTATTGAACTTTTGTGTTAAAAAAATAAATTGGAATCTCTGACTCTTTAATTTCTAACAAGTTTACAGCTTTAAATATTTCTCTATCTTTCCAACCAACTTTATTATTAAGTTTTAATGATATACTCCTTTCCGATAATTGCATTGCATGAGCAAAGCTATATCTGCTACCAAATTTCTCAATTATTTTCCCATTTAAACTTGAATAATCAAAACACATAAGTAACCCTCCTTTTTAGTTCAATTTTTTTGAACTTTATGAACTTAATTTATCACATTAAAAATTAATACGCAATACTTTTGTTCATATTTTTTGAATGTAGTTATTGAACTTTTGTTCAAAATTGTCTATAATTTATCTATAAGTTGCATTGGAGGTTTCTCAAAATGAAAGAATCATTTAGTTCTAGATTGAAGAAAGCAATGTTAGATAAACAAATGAAACAAATAGACATTATAAATAAATCTAAATTACTAAGTGATAACGGTGCTAAAATAACCAAAACCGATTTAAGCCAATATGTAAATGGTAAAACTAGCCCTGGACAAAAGAAACTTTATGTTTTATCTAAAGTTTTGGATGTTAGCGAAGCTTGGCTGTTGGGTTATGATGTATCACCTAAACGTCCTACTGATGAGGAACGTCATTTAAATCAAAATGAACAAATCATCGCAGCACATATTAAAGATGATGTCACAGATGAAGAGATGAAAGAAATCGTGAACTTCATCGAATATATTAAAAGTAAAAGAAATATAAATTCAAATAGCGATAAATAAAGAAAGACGCTCATTTTACTAATCATTGTATTAGTATTACTACGTCTTTCTTTTTTTATATATCAAATTATGCATAATTAAACTTCTGTTAATTGGAGATGATAACTACCGAAATATAAATCAAAATTTAATAAAGGAGTGAAATTATGCATCAATACAAGGAGTTGATGGATGATATAAAAATTAAATATATTGAGATGCCGGAAAAATTAGAATGTCTGATTATAGGTAATGATTTATATATTAATAAGCATTTATCATCATCTACATCAACGAGTGAAATTAAAGAACCAATGTCTTTATATCACTACCACTGTCATGATTTTGAATTATTAATCCCCTTAAATCAAATTAAACAAGCGATATATCTACATGACTGCAAAACCATACCTCAGTTAAGCGCTTATTTTAAAGTGCCTGTAACAGACATCTTACTAACAATATACTTCTATAAAATTAAGTACTCAGATTTACATTTTCTCAATATGTTCAAAACCGATTTATTAAGTATTCATCAAGAAATTATTTAGGAGGCGTTTAAATGCAACAAGAATCAACATGATGGTACAAACAAGAGTGGTGTATTGTTTTATCACTTTTATTCCTATTTCCTTTAGGCTTATTTTTAATGTGGAAATTCAGTAAATGGCCGTCTTTAGTTAGGGCAATTATTACTGTAGCTATAGTGATTATTTCTCTAGCTAGTATAACTTATATTGGACAAGTTCAGATGATTAAACCATATGTAGCGAATTTAGATTCAAGTAGTGAAAGCGATAAATCTGACAGTATCACTGATAAAGATGAAGAGAATCACGAAAAAGCAAAAGAACAAACAAATGGTAAATATCAAGAATGGTTTGACACGAGTACAAAAGGAACATCTGATAGTTCAAGTACAAGCTCTAGTTCTAGCACAGATGACAGTGTGACACGTGACCAAAAAGCAGCTTTAAAAAAAGCTGAGTTTTATTCAGAATACTTACATTCATCAAAAAAAGACATATATCATCAATTAACATCAGAATACGGTAACAAATTTTCTGAAGAAGATGCGCAATACGCAATAGATCATTTAAAAGCTGACTATAATAAAAACGCATTAGAAAGTGCTAAAACATATGCCAAAAGTTTAAATATGTCTACCAGAGAAATTTATGATCAATTAATTTCGGAATACGGAGGACGATTTACACCTTCAGAAGCACAATACGCAATCGACCACTTAGACAAATAATTTAATTGGGCAGAATTCCTGCCCTTTTATTCATTTTAGGGAGGTAACCAATATGGCATCATTTGAAAAAAGAGGTAATAAATGGCGGTATAAAGTTCAATATAAAGATTCATTGGGAACAAAAAAAGTTATAAGCAAATCTGGATTTAGAACAAAAGCGGAAGCAAAAAAAGCAGCTTTAGAAGTTGAGTTAAATATTAAAAATGGTTATAAAGAAAACATGAATTATACACTTGAAAAATGGCTCGACTATTACTTAGAGACTTGGCGAAAAGATAAGATTAACGATAGCACCTATAATATTGAATTATATTCAAAGAAACGATTATTAGACATCTATGACCCTAACATAAACATTAAAAACATTACACCTTCGATGCACCAAAAATTCATAAATACGTTAATTCAACGTGGTTACAGTAAATCAACGCTATCAAAAACACATCATTTGATGAAACGTGCAATGGAACGTGCTAAATATGATAGAATCATTTATTTTAATCCATGTGATGGTATTTCATTACATCATAAAAATTTAAAAGAAAAGGAAAAAGCTAAATATTTACCTAGCGATAAAATTAAACCTTTTTTAGAAATGGTTAAAAAGCGGGATATTTATCAGTACTTTTTATTTAGAACACTTATAGAAACAGGTATGCGAATCGGTGAGGCAAACGCACTTAATTGGAATGATTATGACAGAAAGTATAAAACATTATCAATTACAAAGTCGTATGATCAAAAAAGAAAAATATTTGGTCCTACCAAAAATAAGGAAAATAGAATCATATTTATAAGTGACAAATTAGCAAAGGAATTATTCAAATTGAGAACGCTTCAAAATGCAAACAAAATAGCAAATAGCGAATTATATTACACTGATTATGATTTTATGTTTTGTAATGAATTTGGCGACCCACTTCCACGTTCTACTACCCACAATACAATGAAATATGTAACAGGTAAAATATTAGGGAAAGGCAATGAACTAAGCATACATAAATTACGACATACACATGCAACATTGTTACTTGAAAGTAATGTGCCTATGAAAGTAATTCAGGAGCGATTAGGTCACAAAAGTGAATTCATAACAAGCAACATTTATAGTCATGTCACTGAGAAAATGAATCATACGGCAAAAGAAAATTTCGAGAAATATATACGTGATGTTTTTTGA